TACTTAAAGAAACAGGAGTAAAACAAATTAAGTTAGAAGAAATCAATGAGTTACAAGAATGTAATTATGTGCCTTACGGTCATGAAACAGTTCTTCAGCTTTTACCTACAAAAGAAAAAACTACTGTTGGTGGTATTATTTTACCGGCTTCTCAAAGAGGTGAAATTAAAGGAGTTGTAGCTGCAACTAATGAACATTCAGGATTAACTAGAGGTCAAGTAGTTAGATTAGATGGTTTAATGTTTGGTCAAAGTGGTCCTTGGATAGATTATATTGATGGTAAACCTTTTACTCAGGTACCTAACCATTTTATTAAAGGTATTTATTCAGGAATTGATTTAAGTAATTGGAAATAATATGAGGCACGTAATAAAAGCAAAAAATATTCTTGAAAAAGAAATGGATTTAAAAGGAGAACAAATGTTTCCTTTAAATTATATACAAATTGAAAATATACAAGATGTAAAAGGTGTTGCACCGGTTGTTAAATTTACAATTCAATCGGATCCAATTTCTGAAGTAGGAATAAATGGCTGTCAAGCATTAGATATGTTAAAATATGTAAAATGTTTGTTTCAAAGTTTAAATGACGCATTTCCAAGCAGTTACAATGATACAACCATTGCTCATATTGAAAATGCTATTGAAGCTCAACATTTAAGAACTCAAGATAGAATTAATAGAGGAGTAGAAGGTCAAAATAAATTGTAATTATGAAAAAACTATTCTTACTATTGGTTAGTACAGCTTTAATTAGCTGTGCTGACCAAACTAAAAGACAAAAACATTTAGAGAGCTTATATCCTAAATGTAAAGTAGAGCCTGCAACAGGATTAATACAAAGAGAAGGTTATGATTTTATAGTAATTGATAGTACAATGCAAATTATAGCTGTAGATTTTTATCCTTTTTCGGAAAGTAAAATTAGCTTTTTAAGAAATATAAGATAATGGATGAATTTGAAAAAACAGTAGAAGCTGTAGAACAGTTTGTTAATGGAGATTACCATACAATTAAAATGGGTAATTTAGAATGTAGATTATTTAAGTCTTTGGAAAATAGGAGATTAATAGAATTAGGTGAAACATTTGATGAATATAAATTAAGACTTAGAATTAATAAACAGATGGTTAAAAGACATAAACAAGGAACTGTTGAACCCATTAACAGTAACATATAATTTTATAACAATAGAAGCCATGTTAAAAGAAACTGTTCTTTACCGAGAGCAGTTTCTTAACAACGGCTTAAAGTTTGATTATAAACTTTATATTGGAATTAATAATTTTCAAGCTATCTTTGTATTAGAATGAGGTATTATAGAAACGTAGTGTTTACAACTAATTATGCTATTAATTATGAAGGATGGCAAAAATTAGATATGCCAATAGAAGGACAATTTAGAGATGTCTATCTATGGTGTAATTACTATGTATATACCTGGACTCCTAATTATTATTTACTAGTAAAAATAGTAGATAAAGATAATAACTTATTGTATGAAGGTTATATTCAAACAATTGACCAACTTAATGTTATTAAAAAGAAATTAGGATTTAACAAATGTTCACCTAAAAAATGTACAGAACAAGATGTTGTATATTTTGTAGATGAAAACGGTGATTATTTAACAAATGAAAACAATTTACTTTTAACAGAATGAGTGGTCCAAAAAGAAAAGATTTAGCTTTAGTAAGTACAGCTACACCAAATTTAACAGATAAAGCATTATTTATTACCAATAATAAAGTAAGAGCTACTGTATGGGAAAGTATTTATAATCTTTTTAAAGAGGGTTACAATACTTTATATGCAACTACTTCGGATTTATCAGATAAAACTAATAAACAAGATTTAACTATTGTTAATATAGATGCGCAAGGTTCTAGTACTTTAACATCTAATAATTGTGTATTATCAATTACTAATTTTCCTGGAGGAACCGGTAATAGAACTATTCAAATAAATTGTGATAGTGTTTTATCAAATGGTGATTTTTTAGAATATTCTGTTAAATATAAAGGTTTTGATGTTAATTTTAGATCATATCATATTGAAGGTGGAAAATTATTTTTGTATTTAAATCTACATTCTAATCCATCAGAGCCGGTTTTAATTGCAATTAAAAAATCTAATTAATGATTAAAAGTGTATTTAAACAAAAATTTGACAAAGAAATAAAACAATTAGCTAGTAAACATAGTATTTCTATAGATAAAGTAGTAGATATTTATTATAATCAATTTGAATTTGCTGCAAAATCTGTTAGAAATAACGAAAAAAGTAATATAAAATTAAAAGGTTTTGGTACTTTTGTGTATAACAGCTATTTTGCTGATAAATTAACCGAATTAAAAGAAAAGAAAAATGAACGAAAAATTCTTTCTCAGACCACTTCCGAAGATGGAAATGGAACTGAACTTAATCAAAACAATGATTGATGTAGCTATTTACGAAAAAAATATGTCTAATACTCCAAATGAAGAAGTAATTAGAATTGCAGAAAACATTATCAGAGAAAAAGTACTTGAAATTGAAAAAGTACTTAAAAATCCTAGTAGATTTGACAAAGGCCCTAAAGATGATTTAATAGAATAATGAGTTTGTTTAAACGTCTATACATTGATTTGGAAGTTTCCCCAAATATTGTATTATCTTGGAGAACAGGATATAAAATTAATATATCTCATGAAGATATTATACAAGAAAGAGCTATTATTTGTATATGTTACAAGTGGGAAGGAGATAAACAAATTAATTCAATGAGATGGGATAAAGGAGATGATAAAGAATTAGTTACAAAGTTTTCTAAAATATTATTGCAAGCTGATGAGATTGTAGCCCATAACGGTGATAAGTTTGATGTTAAATGGTTAAGAACTAGGTGTTTATATCATGGAGTTCCTTGCCCTGCTGATTTAAAAACTGTTGATACATTTAAATTGGCTAAGTCTAATATGTTATTTAATTCTAATAAACTTGATTATATAGGTGAGTTTTTAGGATTAGGTAAAAAATTAAAAACTAATTATGATTTGTGGAAAAACATACTTCTTAACAATAGTAAAAAAGCTATGGATGAAATGGTTGACTATTGTAAAAGGGATGTTGAGTTGCTTGAACAAGTACATCATAAATTAATTAATTATTCTAAACATAAAACTCATGTTGCAGTACATAATGGAGGATTAAGAATTGATTGTCCTTCATGTGGTTCTGAAAATACACAAAATAGAGGTTATGCTGTTACTGCTGCCGGTGTTAAAAAACAAAGATGTCAATGTAGAGATTGTGGAAAATGGTTTCAGGTTGCTAATACTAGTTATACTAAAGATTTAAATGAAAAAAACAGAAAGGATAAAATATGAAATTAATTAAATTAGAAATATTGTCAAATGTTATTGATAAAGAATCAAATGAAAATAATTCTTATAAAGAACTGTTAGAAGAATTAAATTTACCAAATCCTGATTATTTACCTAATGAAAATTCATATTTTAGACCAGCTTGGTTAAATTTAAAAACATTAGAAGATGAGATTTTAAGTATTTATGAAAGATTAGATTGTCCGGATAATTCTATTATGGAATATTTTGACGGTAGGACTATGATTGTTAATATGTCACCTGAAAATTTAATACAATTGTTAAATGATACCAAGTAAGTTTAATATATTAAATCATGTAATAGAAGTTATCTATGATAATGAGTATTGTAATAAAAATGAGTGTTTTGCTCAATTTTTTCCAAACGAAAATAAGATAATTCTAGCTGATAAATATAAAACTAAAAGGGGATGGAAAAAATATAAAAAGGAAATTATTGATCATGCTTTTTATCATGAATTAACTCATTGCATACTTTATTATATGAACCATGAGTTATGGGATAATGAAAATTTTGTAGATCAATTTGCCGGGTTATTAGCCCAGGCATTAGAAAAGAAAGAATAATGTTAGAATTTAGTAAACCAATACCAGTAATAATTAAACACTTAAATGAAGAAGGATATGCAATATATTGTGAAAGTGGGGGATTACTTGAAAATGATGTATGGACAGTAGTTCATTGTCAAGGTGGAATAATAAGACATTATAGAACAGATCAATTATTAATACATAAAAACGGAACATATGAGATTACTAAAAGTAAATAATGATTTAGAGTTAGAAATAGTACCAGAAGTTTTACTAATACCTGAATTTAGTAAAGCTGTAAATACTGGTAAAGATGATCCCAGAAAAGTGTTGGCTTATGTATTTCATATGGCTTCTGAAGAAGGACCTTATGCTAGTTATGAACCTAAAGAAAGACAAAGTAGATTAGCTAATGATTTATTTAATAATCATAAATGGAAACCTACAAAAGAAACAGAAGCTGCTATTGAAAAATATAAAGAACTTAATCATACTCCAGCTTCTAAAACTGTAACTACTATTATTAATGCTTTGCATAAAACCAATAAAATAATTAATGATTAGCTAATGATTTATTTAATAATCATAAATGGAAACCTACAAAAGAAACAGAAGCTGCTATTGAAAAATATAAAGAACTTAATCATACTCCAGCTTCTAAAACTGTAACTACTATTATTAATGCTTTGCATAAAACCAATAAAATAATTAATATTCTGATAAATGAGATTGAGTCTAATTTAGCAGAAGAAAAATATAAACAAGGTGTAACAAATAAGCAAGGGCAGATAGTTACCGGTGTAGAAATTATGTTAGGTGACATACAAGCATTACTTAAAGCCGCTAATGAGGTTCCTAAAACAATAGATATATTTGAAAAATTACAAGAAAAGATATTAAAAGAAAAACAAGTAGCTGCTTCTAAGTTTAGAGGTGGTGCTGAAATTAGTGATTTTGAACGATGATATTATTAGATGACATATCAAATATAAATACTAATCTATTTAGAACTGAAGCTATTAAGTTTGAAGAAAACAAACGTAAACATGGTGTAGGATTTTACATAGATGCTCCAAAAGGTAGTAAAGATTGGAAAGATTATTGGAATCTTCAGGCTTTTTATTGCTTGCATGGAATGTCAATAGGTAATGTAAAGATTACCGGTGAACATTATTTCTATTTAAACTTTTGTCAAATATCCTTAAAAGTAACAAAGAAACTTACTGATTTAACCGAACTTACAACTAAAAAGAGTAGAGTAGAAACAACTGTAACTTTTCCTGATTTTTGGGATAGTGATTGGTATTACTTTAATGAGTGTAAAAAAGCTGAAGAACTTGGTTTACATATGATTGTACTTAAACCAAGAAGGAGAGGTTATTCTTATAAAAATGCTGCTAAATGTGCATGGACTTTTACATTTAGTAAAACACAAGCTAATTCATTAATACTAGCTGAAAGTAAAAAATATTCAGAAGAAACAATGAGGATGGCTGTAAGTTATCTTGATTTTCTTAATCGTTATACTGGTTTTAGTCGTCAACGTCAGCATATCAATAAACCTAGAGAAATGGTGCAAGCTTCATTTGAGGAAATTACATCTGATGGTAGAAAATTAATGGGTGGTTCTATGTCAAGAATTATGCAATATTCTACTTTAAATGATCCAGATGTTGCTCGTGGTAAAGATGCCAGAATAATTTTATTTGAAGAAGCTGGTTCTATGAGTAATCTTAAAGCTGCTTATACAGTAACAAGACCAACAGTAGAATCCGGTACAGCAGTATCAGGTCAAATATTTGTATATGGTACTGGTGGTGACTTTACCGGTGGTATGGTTGACTTTGAAGAAATGTTTTATGATCCTCATACATATGGGTTTTTAGCTTATGATAATATGTATGATGAAGGTTTTACTCAACAAATAGGTTATTTTTTACCGGATAGTTATTCCAAATTAGGGTTTATAACTGATCAAGGTGTATCACTTCAAAAAGAAGCTGAAATAGCTATACTTGCTGAACGTGAACATCTTAGAAGAACAACTAAGGATATAAACATTGTGGATAAGATGATATGTGAGAATCCACTTAAACCATCTGAAGCAATGTTAAAAATGGGTACTAATATATACCCTAAAGCTGAAATTAATAGACAAATAGCTAGGATTAAAGGAGATAGATCATTATCTACTTTAGGTATTACCGGTTTTATGTCACAAGATGAAAAGGGTAAAGTTATATTTAATCCTTCTCAAGATGTAAAACCCATTCTTAACTTTCCTTATAAACCTGATGTTGATGGTGAGGGTTGTATTATACAATATCAACCTCCTTTTAAAATGGATGGTTATACTCCTAAAGATTTATATTTTATTGCTACTGACCCTTATGCTATGGATAAAGGTAGAGAAAAAGAAATAAGTAAAAGAGATTCATTAGGAGCTGCTTACGTAATTAAAAGAATAAATAACTTTTCTAAACCCTATGATATTATTGTAGCTGAATATGTAGCCAGACCTAAGTTTCAAGAGGAGTTTAATAGACAATTATTTCTTCTTGCTCAATATTATAATGCTAAAATAGTGTTTGAAAATGACCGTGATGGTAATATTTTAGCTTATGCCAGGACTAATAAGTTGTTACATTTTCTTGAGGAAGAACTTACTGTATATGATAGCAATGATAACCCTAGAAGAAAGTTAGGTAGAAATTACGGTGTTTCTATGTCAAACATAGAAGTTAAAAAACAAGCTGTTAACTATTTAAGGGATTGGTTATTGGCACCTAGAGAAATAGATGAAAACGGAGAACATGAGTTAAATCTTCATAAAATATACTCTATTCCTCTACTTGAAGAAATATTAAAGTTTAGCTATGACGGTAACTTTGACAGACATTCTGCAATGTTAGTAGCTATGTTATATAAAAAGGAATTACTGTTAAAACCTCAAGCTCAAATAAATCAATCTTCAGCTTATGATGACCCTTTCTTTGTTAATTTAAAACAGAAACTTGGATTAAGTCAAACTTTATAATTAAATTTGTAATAAAAAATGTCTAAAGAAATACAATATAATGCTAATATACCTATTCAAACATTAAGTTATGCTGAAAAGATAGCTGATGATTATGAATGGGGTAAAGCATCTATGAGAGCTTATATAGGTAGATCATATTTTGCAACAACACAACATAAATGGGCATTAAAAAAACTGTACGATTATTATAATGGTCATATTGATATAGATGACTATAAATTAATAACTGAACCTTTTGGTAAGAAATTAGAAGGTGACTGGAGTGATGTAGTTAATTATCCTATTATAAAACCTAAAGTAGATTTACTTTTAGGTGAGTTTGCAAAAAGACCTAAAAACTTTGAAGTATATGTTACTAATGATGATGTAACAAATGAAGTACTTGAAGAAAAGAATAAGATTATACTTCAAAACTTAGAACAAATGTTTGTTAATGAACTTAATAGTCAAGGTATACCTACCGGAATACCTACACAAGAAGTTCAAAACCCTAAAGAAATTGAAGAAGACTTTGTAACTTCATATAGAGATAAAAGAGCTATTTTAGGTCAACATGCTTTAGAATATATACATCAATATTGTAAACTTCAAGAAAAGTTTCAATTAGAATTTTTTCATTGGTTAATATCAGGTGAAGTTTATTCTTATAAAACAGTAGAAAACAATGAACCTTATTATGAAGTAGTAAATACTTTGGATTTAGATTATGATAAGGATCCGGATAATGTATTTATTGAAGATGCTGAGTGGTGTGTAAGAAGAAAATACATGAACCCATCTTCTATTGTTGAATTTTTTTATGATGATTTAGGTAAAAATGAAGAAGAAATTAAAAAAGCTATCAACAAAATTGAAGTTTTGGGTAGTAACACTACCGTATTTTCTGCTAGTGCTCCTAATCTTTATGATAGGACTGGGCCTCAGAATGTGTATAATAGGCTTGTTGAAGTTAAACACGTTGTTTGGAAAAGCAAAAAGAAAGTTGGCATCTGTACCTTCGTGGATGAGTTCGGTGTAGAACAATCTATGGAAGTAGATGAAACATTTAAACCACTTAAAGAAGCTGGTCAGAGTGTTGAATGGTTTTGGGTAAATGAAATTTGGGAAGGATATTTAATTGGTACAGATATGTTTTTTAGAATTAGACCTGTACCGGTGCAAAGAACTTCACTTGATAATTTATCTAAATGTAAATTACCTTATAATGGTAGAGTAGTTTCAGCAATTAACTCTCGTAACATATCTTTAGTAATGCTTGGTGTTCCATATCAAATACTTTACAATGCTACAATGCATCGTTTAAAGGTAGCTATGGCTAAGATGAAGGATGATATGATACAGTTAGACATTAATCTAAAGCCTAAAAATATGTCTTTAGATGAGTGGTTATTGTATGGTGATGCTACCAACATATTGTTTGTTGACAGAAATAAAGAAGGTTATAGAGAATCTTCTACTCATCAATCGGTGCTTAAAATGGCATCTTCTACAATACAAACTTATATTCAGCTTTTAGCTTTTATTAAAGCTGAATGGGAAGAAGTTTGTGGTGTATCTCGTCAACGTCAAGGACAAATAACTTCATCTGAAACTGTAGGTGGTGTAGAAAGAGCTGTAGTTCAATCTTCACTTATTACTGAAATATACTTTACACTCTTTGATGAGTTTAAAGAAAGAGAATACCAAGGATTACTTGATTATTCAAAGTTTGCTTGGATAAATGGTAAAAAGACTTCATTTGTATTACCGGAATCTGGTAGAGTTACTTATTTAGATGTAGATCCTATTCAACATACTGAAGCTGAATACGGAATATTTGTAGCTAACTCTGGTAAACAATTAGAAAAACGTCAAAAGCTTGAAGCCCAATTACAAAACTTTATTCAAAACGGTGCTAAACCTTCTATGATTGTTGATGTAATTAATTCAGATAGTTTTATTGAACTTAAAGGTAAAATGTTATTTGCTGAACAAAAAATGGATGAATACCAACAACAAATGGAACAAATGAAAGCTGAACAACAAAAGGAAATATTAGCTATGCAAGACCAAATAGCTGATAAACAACATCAATATAAGCTTGAAGAAATAGATAGAAAAGGTGAATGGGATTTACGTAAAGCAGAACTTACAGCTTATGCTATAGATGAGGGTCCTAATGTTGAAGATATTTCTAAAGCTGCTGAAGTAGGTTTAAAACAACAAGAGATTGGAATTAAGCAACAAGAATTAGCTCAAAAAGAAAGAGATTCTCAAAGAAAAGCTGCTACTGAAAAGTATAAAGCTGATGTTTCTTTACAAGTAGCTAAAGAAAATAAACAAAAAGGGGAGAAGTAAGTGTAAATAATAAATATAGACTTTATTTATTTTCAAAGCACCTAAACTACGTATTAAAATAAATATTAATTTTACAACGATAAATTAAAAGATTATGAGTGAATTAAATGATGAATTAGAATTTAATGATATTACTCTGGATGAGCCAATATCAGTAGACTCGGTAATTGATGAACAAAAAGATCCTCAAGAACCAGCTCAGGAACCTGTCGAACCTGAACCTAAAAAACAAAGAGGCAGACCTAAAAAAGATGCAGAATCTAAAGGAACTTCGACTAACTCCAAACCAGAAGAAACAGTTGAACCTGTATCTGGAGAAGAAGCAAATGAAGAACCGGAAGAAGAAATTGACAATGATTCAGAAGTTGAAGAAGGCTTTATTAAAAGTATTGCGGCTAAGTTAGGTATTGAATTACAAGAAGGAGAAGACTTTGAAGACTCAGAAGATGGGTTAATAGAGTTTACTCAAAAAGCAGCAGACCAAATGGCTGATGCTAAATTAAATGGTTGGTTAGAAGCTTTACCACCGGTTGCAACTGATTTCTTTGATTATTTGCAAATGTTAGGTGAAGAAGCAACTGAAGAAAATATTAAATCGTTCTTTACAGCTGTTAACCCAGAGATTGATTATAAATCTGTGGATTTAACAAATGAAGATGTTCAAAAATCAGTAATGAGAACCTTCTTTAAAAAGATGGATTATACTGATGAAGAAATTAAAGAAGCAATAGATGACTTAGAAATTTCTGGTACCATTGGTAAACAAGCTAAAATAGCTGCCGGTAAATTAGGTGCTATGCAAGAAAAACAAAGAGAAGTACTTTTAGCTCAACAAAAAGAACAAGAAAGAGCAAAAAGAGAAGCTACTCAAAGGTTTTTTGGTAACATAAAGCAAGTAATTGAAAATGGTAAAGTAAATAATTTTACAATACCGGTAACAGAAAAGAAAGGAATTTATGATTATGATACACAAGGAGCTTTTATGAAAGACTTAAATGAAATTCTAAAAGACCCTACTAAACGTGTAGAATTAGCTATTGCTGTAAAAAATAAATTTAACCTCAATAAATATGTAGCTAAAGCTGCTGAAACTCAAAAGGTAAATAGCCTTAGAGATAAACTTAAAGGTGGAACTAATAAATTAAAGAATGGTTCTACTTCAGGTGCAGTAACTAATAGTGAAATTGATTGGGATGACTTATAAAACTCAAATAAAAATAAATATAGAAAATCATGGCTAGAATTATCACAAGTCAAAACTGGAATGAGTCTATGAGAACTAACGATGCTTCTTTAGCTCGTTACTTAATGCTCCAACCAGAAAAAATCACACCTGTTCTTACCTATTTAATGGGTAACGAAGACAGTCGTTTTCCTCTCCACTATTTATCAGAAGGTATGCGTTCAACAATGGAAATTGCTGGTGACGAATACGAATATGATGTAATAGGTCGTATTTTTAAAGCTGTACCTTTAGCTCAACCTGTAACTATTACAAATGCTGGTATTGGGTACACTGAATTTGAAATGATTTTTACTGAAGGATTATTTCCTGAAAAATACACTATCATTTCTCCACGTCAATACCATTTAGTAATTACTGATCGTAAGCCTTTAAGTGGTGGTCGTTGGTCTTATAAAGTAAAACTTGCCGGTGCTAAATCTGCTGCTGAATTTATTCCTGCTTCTGAATTACAAGCCGGTGCTTTGTATTCATTAGGTTGGTATGCTGCTGCAAGCTGGGGTTCAAGAGGTTCTGAATCTACAACTACTGCTCCATTTAAGGTTCGTGGTGACGTTTCAACTATCCGTAAGTCTTATGCTTGGGAAGGTAACGTAAACTACCGTGAAGCTAAAGGTATCGAATTAGGTACTAAAGGTGGAGGTACTAAACAATTATGGTTGTCATTTGAAGAATGGCAACATAACTTGAGTTTCCGTAGAGAATGTGAATCTAACTATTGGTACTCAAAATCAAACCGTGATGAGTTTGGTCAAATCAATGAACGTGATGAAGAAGGAAATCCAATCTTCAGAGGTTCAGGTTTACTTGAGCAAGTTGTAAATAAAGATACTTACTCAGAATTAACTGCTGAAAAAA